TGGAAAAAAATCAATGAGCAATTGGTCGCTAGTGATTTTGATGAAGCGTTATTCTTTGTACCGGACCAGCAAGCTAAAAAAGATCGTGCGGCCGTGCTAGCTGATTATGAAAGCGGACTAAAAAATAGTTATTTGACGATCAATGAGGTGAGGGCGGAAGAGAATAGAGCACCAATAGAGGGCGGAGATGTTTTGTATATGCCACTCAATTTAGTGCCAATTGGCGGATTAACCCAAGAAACGCGAGAGATGATCCGGAATAAATATGAAGAACGTCAAAAAATTGAAGCTGAGAGAGCCAGAAGGAAAGTATTCGAGGGGAGAGGATTATTATATAAAAAACTAGCACTCAAAGAAGAAATGGTTAAACAATTGAATAACGAATTTAAAATTAACACCGCCGAGAACCTAAAAATCATAAGAGAAGCACAAAAATCCCTAAAAGCAAAGGTGGGCAAAAAGACGGTTGGACTAATTCAAAGAGAATTACGAGAGCAATATGCTGATATGATCATTAAGGCGATAGATCAGAGAGCCAAGACAATGAAATCGGCGGTAGATCGTCAAGCGGCAGAACAACAAAATAAACTATTGGCTATATTATCAGATAAGATCACAAAAGATATTAAATCTAAAGGAATGAGCCGGGAGTTAAAGAACACCATCAAAGAATTTTTTAATGAGGAAAGTGCTATCTGGGCAGAATTCGCATTTCCATTCATCACAGAATTTTTACAATCATCAGCGGTAGAAAGTTTATCGATGGTCAATCCGCAAAAAACATTTAACCTAACACCAGCAATTCAAATAGCATTAAAGGCTAGAGCCAAGCAATTCGGGCTGGAAGTTAATCAGACCACCAGAGAAAGAATCAACGCAGCTATTAGTGCGGGACTAGAAGCCGGAGAAGGTATGACACAGATAAGTGATCGAATCAGCAGCGTGTATCAAGATTTTCCATTGTGGAGAAGCGACTTAATAGCCAGAACAGAATCGACCGCCGCTAACAATGAAGGTATGCTAGAAGCCTACAGACAAAGTGAAGTAGCAACACATAAAGAATGGATCGCGACCAAAGATGATCGCACAAGACCAGAGCATATGGCACTAGACGGCGAAATAGTTAAGATAGATGAATTATTCTCTAACGGATTGAAATATCCGTCTGAGCCAAATTGCCGATGTGTGATAGGCCCAGCTATGGAATAAATTTACAAAAAATGTTATACTAATAATATGAACGAGCAAAAAAAATCTTATATCGACGAAAACACGATGATAAAGAAAATGGTCAACTTTAAGACCAAGGCAATAGATGATGAGCAGTATATTATATACGGCGTATTTTCTACTGACAACGAAGACTGGCACGGCGAAAAGGTAGAGCAGGGCGGATGGGACTTAAGCGTATTTAACACCAATCCGGTCATTTTATTTTCCCACGATCACTATCAGCCAGCCGTAGGGCAAGGGGTTGACATAAAAGTTCAGGACGAGGGAATGTTTTTGAACGGCGTGCCAAACGGCAATATGGTACTGGCAGGTGGAGTCAAGTTTGCTGCTGCCGAATACGATTTCGCGATGACGCTGTATAGATTATATGCTGGCAAGTATATGAGAGCCTTTTCGGCAGGATTTTACAACAACGAAGCCGAGTATGATGGAATAAATGATGTATACGTACTAAAAACTAACGTCTTACTAGAAATCAGTTGCTGTAATATCCCTGCTAATATGCAGGCACTAGCCAGAAGCAAAGGAATAGACACT